TAGGTAGTGCATTAATAGAGGTTGCAGGAGAAAATGAAAAATTAAATGGCATTAGAAAAGCAGGAGAAGCTATTACAAAAGCAGCAGCAATAGCAGAGTCTATTTTAAATTTACAAAAATCTATAGCACTTGTTACTGAAGGGAAATTGACTATGGCAAAATTATTAGGCACAAAGGCTACAATAGCAGGTACAGCAGCTACAATAGCTGATACTATAGCAGAAGTAGTCAGTATAATACCTAAAGCAATATCTGCAGTTTTAAGCTCTATGAAAGGGCCTTTTGGTTTGTTCGCAGGTATAGCAGCATTTGCATTTATCTCTAAACTTTTAAAAATGAAGTTTGAAGATGGGGGTATAGTTGATGGTGGTAGTAAGTTTGCAGACGGTGGAATGGTGCACGGCCCTAGCCACGCACAGGGAGGTGTTAAGTTTGCTGTAGGAGGTAGAGTAAATGAATTAGAAGGTGGAGAAGCAGTTATCAATAAAAGGAGTACGGCAATGTTTAGAAATCAACTTTCAGATATGAATGAAGCAGGTGGTGGTGTTAAGTTTGCTGATGGTGGTTTATTAAGCTCTCCTCAATTTACTGAAGCTCAATTTGGTGCTACTAATCAATCACAGATGCTAGGAGCTATGCAAGGTCAAAGAAAAGTAGTGGTAGTAGAATCAGACATAACAGACAGTCAATCAACTGTTAGTGTAATACAATCTAATGCAACATTTTAAAATTTAAACATATGTTTGTTGATAAAAAAGTAAAGAAAGATAGGCTAGATACTTGTAAAAAGTGCGACTTTTACAGAAACCTATTAATGTTAAAATATCCTAAATGGACTAAAGGAGCAAGGTGTGGAAAGTGTACTTGTTTCTTAGACGCTAAAGCTACTCTCACTAAAGAATATTTTGGAGAGTGTCCTTTAGGTAAGTGGAAAGAGTAATAACTAAACTTAATAATATGCAAAATCAATTTGATGTAGTTTTGTCTAAACTAACAGAAGATGAAAAAGATGAAATAGTAAAATTAAAGGAGCAGAATCTTAAAGATATGAACTCTAAAAATACTTACAATAATACAGCTTTAAATCATTTTTTTAATTTATGGTCAAGGCATTTCCCTCAAGTAAGACAAAGCAAAAATTGCAAAGGATGTAGAAAAAGTGTAGTTGCATTTTATCATAATCTTGCTGACGTAATAACAAAAAAATAACATATGGCTAAGAAACAAAATGACATTCAAGTTGTTGAAGAATATTTAGAAGTTTTAAATGATGAAGTTAATTTAAGATTTGATAATCCAACATCAAAAGACACCATAAGACATTTGATTGAAAAAGGTATTATATCTCCAAAAACTTTAAGAAACTATATGATAATATATGACTTTGATACTATACTAGAATTCAATGAAGGAAACAGAACTCACACTTTTATGGACATATCTATTAAGTATGAAATCTCAGAAAGACAAGCACAAACTATAGTTTACAAAGAAAGAAAAAAACAAGAGGTATCTTCTAATATAACTTATTAGTAATTTATTCCTAAAACTGCGTAAGTTTATTATAACTAAAATCTATTTTTGTTTTTATGAATGAAAAATGGTATAACATAAATGGAAAATCAACAGAAGGTATTGTTGATATTTACATATTTGACGAGATAGGCTCTTACGGAGTAAACGCACAATCTTTTATAGAGGAAGTTAAAGCTTACAAAAAACGACCAATGAATCTTCACATTAACTGTGTAGGTGGTGATGTTTTTGATGGAATGGCTATATATAACATTCTAAAGAAAAGAACTGCAGAGACTACTGTTTACATAGAAGGTATAGCTGCAAGTATGGGGAGTGTTATTGCTTTGGCTGCAGATAATGTAGTTATGGCAGAAAATTCTCTTTTTATGATTCACAACGCTTGGGGTGGTGCAATGGGAGAAGCTAAAGAAATGAGAAAGACAGCTAAATTACTAGAAAAAATTAGTAATGAGATAGCTGATATATATGTTAAGAAAACTAAAATGCCTTATGATAAGGTAAAAGAAATGATGGACGAAGAAACTTGGTTAAATGCTGAAGAAGCATATAGTCTTGGGTTTATAGACTCTATCTCGGATGCTATTAAAGTGGCAGCCAAATATGATGTTTCTAAGTTTAAAAATATAACAAACGAAGAAATTAAAAATAAATTAAATATTAATCTAAAGAGTAAAAAAATGACTGATGAGTTAAAAACTTGGTTCAATGGTAAAGTTGAAGAAATTATCGCTAAAGTAAAAAATGATAATTCTTCTGAAACTGTTGAAGCTAAATCGGAAGTTGAAGTGAGTATTGCAGATGAAGCTGAAATTTTAAACAAATTTTCAAACTTAGAAACAGAAATCACTACAATGAATGGGTCTATTGCTGAATTAGAAGGAGAAAAATTAACTCTAACTGAAGAAGTAGAAAGACTTAACGCTTTATTAAGTAAAGCAAATGCAAAGGGAACTGAAATTTCTACAGACGGAGACCCTGCAGTAGTAGTAGAAAATAAAGTAGAAGATAATGATGCTAAATTCTGGAATGGAATGTTAGCTAAAATAAATTTAAAATAATAATTAAAAAAACAAAAAAATGGCAAATGTAGCATTACAAGCGGGAGGTACTTTAGCATATAACGGTACTTACGCTTCTAAAATTCTTTTAGAACCAATGTTTCACTCAGATGATATTATGAGAAATTATACTATCTACCCTAATGTGAAATACAAACAAAATATAGTTATGGCTCCTTCATTAAGCAGTATTACTGCTGTAAATGACGGATGTACTGCAGTAAACGCAAATTGCGACCCTGCAGGATTCACGGTAACTCAAAAGCAGATTGAAGTATCAAATGTGGCTGTAAAACAAACTCAATGTTGGACAGAGTTTAAAGATTCAGTAATTGTAGAGTCTTACAAAAATGGAGTTAATATGCCTGACTTGACAGGAACTCAATTAGCAGAAGTAATCATAAACAGAGTAAGAAATGGTATTCAGTCTGATATGGTTAGAAATATGTGGGCAGGAGATACAGCAGCAGGAGTAATTGCTATTGACTGTACTTACGACTCAATGGGAGACGGACTATGGAAAAAATTATCAGCAGGAAATGCTATTAATGCAGGAACTCAGTTAAGAGAAGTAACAGGAACTCTAGGAGCGGCAGCAACTCAGTATATTACTGTAGGAGCTACTTTACCTGCAGCGGATGCTGTATTAGTATTAGAAGATGTATTTAACACAGCTTCTTCTGCATTACAACAAGTACCTGCTTCAGAGAAAAGAATCTTCTGTACTCCAAACATCTATAACGCTTGGTACAGTGCATTAACTCAAGTTGCTTCGGCAGGTGCAGTTGATTACGGACATTCAGAAGCTCAGTCAGGTAAAACAAGATTATACTTCAGAGGTATTGAGTTAGTTCCTATGTATGAGTGGGATACAGCTTTAACTACTTTAGCAGGAGCAACTTTCCCTGCATTATTTACTGCAGCAACTGCAGGTATTGACGCAACAGCAGGTTGTATATATGTTGCTAAAGAAAACTTACTTATTGGAACTGATGTTTCTTCTCCTGAGAACGAAATGAAAATGTTCTATGATGAAGTTTCTGATAATGTTTATATCAGAGCAGGATTTACTATGGGCTTCCAATATGGTTGGGACTCTTTAGTTAATGGTTCTATGTTAGTAGACTAATTTAATTGTATATAGGGTGGGAGCAATCTCACCCTAAATACTTTTTAACTTTTAAAACAATAAATAATGGCAATAACAAATGGAATAAATATAGCTTGTGATGATTTACAAGCATCAGGTGGGATAAGAAATATTCTTATTAGAACTTGGGCAACAGGAGATGCAATTACTTATGTAAATAGTGCTACTTCTCACTCGATATCTAGCATTACTAATGGTGGTTCTGCTGCTACTTGGTTTAATTATGAGTTTAAGAATGAATTACCATCTCTAACTGTTACTGCAGCTAAAGAAAATGG